GAATCGGTGGAAAAACCACTTATCTCAGAACACCTTAATTATCATATAACAAATGAAGTTCCATTAAATGATAATATCTTTAGATTTGGTTCTGAGGAATTCTTTAATGTTATTCAAGAAGCTCGTGAGTTATATTACGAGGGAATGGTTGAATTAAGTGAAGATGATGTTGAACTTGTTGAATCTGATTTTGGAACACAAGTAAAACTATCAAGTGGTAGAGTTGTTTACTTGGATACTCCGATGGAAGAATCATTTATCTCTGAAGCTGAGTATAACGGAAAGAAAGTTGAACTTGGTAAACCAAGAAGAAATAGTGGTGGTGGTAAGAAGTATGTTGTTTATGTTAAAAACCCATCAACAGGTAGAGTTAAGAAAATTTCATTTGGTGATGCTAAAGGTGGTTTGACTGCTAAGGTATCAAATCCTAAAGCTCGTAAATCATTTGCCGCAAGACATCAGTGTTCTAAAAAGAAAGATAGATTGACTGCCGGTTATTGGGCGTGTCGTTTAAACCGTTTTGGTTATTTGTGGGGTGGTAAAACTTATCCAGGATTTTGGTAATATGAAACCGTATAAAGATAGAAGACTAACAGAAACTTCAAAGATTAGAGTTTTTAAATCCGATGTTGATAGTGGTGAACTACAATGGCATCGTGATAGAGAAGATAGATTAATTGAAGTAATTCAGGGTAATGGATGGAAATTTCAAATGGATAATCAATTACCAATAGAATTAACTGAAGGACAAGTATTATTAATCCCTGAAGGAACTTATCATAGAATTTTTAAAGGAAAAACTGATTTGGAACTAAAAATTGATTTTATTTAGTAATCCTATTAATAATCAATTCCATAAGTCGTTTTAAAAAATTACCTGAAATTGTTATTAGTCCAAATGCCGATAATGATTTAACTAACATTTCAGTATCTTTCATATCCCAAATACCTTCAGAAACAGCATCATATATCATTGGTATAATCGGAACCAAGAATGCGTAACTTAACATGTTTGTTACGGTAAATGCCGATAAATTCAAACTCTTTAAAAAACCTGCCAAAACAGTTTTAAGTTGATTTGCTTTGATAGCTCCCAATTTAAAAGGTTCTTCAAGACCATCTTCTTTAATCTTTTTAATAATTGATTTGGTAAAACTTCTTTCTTGAAAGAATATTACTGAAGCAATGCCCGCAGCAATTAATGAAAAATCTTTTTCTGTTAATTCAGGTACCTGACCATTTAACCATTGCATAACTGGACCCATAAACCCTCCAATTGCTGCTCCCCATGTGAGCATCATCTTTAAGTTTATCGAAGCGTGAGATTTGGTATCTTCAATAATCTTTTTTGTTAGTTCAACACCATCTTCTTGAACTTCTTTAATCCTATCATTTATTGCTTCAAGGATAATTTGTTTTTGAGATTCTTTAATTAGATATTTCATTATATTTATAAATATATGAGTAAGAAATTAAATCCTGAACTTAAACCTGGTGATAGAATTGTTATCATTGAACTTTTAGGTGAACCTCAATTATCTTTTGGTGATAGAGGAACCGTTACTAAAATTCAAAGTGGCCCTGGATTCACTCAGTATGTTGTTAAATGGGACAATGGGTCAAGTCTTTATTTATTGGATGAGGATAAATGGATGTATGAGTCTGAGTTTGATGAAATGAGAGAAAGAAAAATGAAAAAAAATATACAAGAAAATAAATCGACTGATTTAACACAACATGCGATGTTAGTAAAACATTTTAACATGTTGTTTATAAAAAGATATCTAAATAAATTAAGAGAAGCTAGTGTTGTTAATATGTTTGCGGCGGCACCATATCTTTATATGGGTAAAGAAAGATTAGCTCATGAACACAAGTATAATGACACTAACGAAGCATTTGATGAATTAGTTGATATGGCTGATAAGGCTCAAGGTGAAATGGTAAACGGAGTAATCAGTATACTTGAAGATGAAAATAAAGAAGTAACAGTGGAAAATATTAATTCTGCTTTAAGAAGATACGCTCCAAAAATTATTTCGTTTTACGCAAATTATTTCTAAAGTAAAAACAAAGGATTTCTTTCACCGAAATGTCCACCAACAATATTGTAGTAATAATATTCTAAAGCATCTTCATAAGACATATCTTTTTGTAATGACTCAAGTATTTTATCACGTGAATAAAGTATTCTTACTCCATTACCAAACTCTTCAACAATTCCTGTAATACAATCATCAAATCCGTCTAATAGAATTGCTCCTTCGGCTAATTCTTCTACTTCTTCTTTTGTCATTTGTTTTTATATTGTTCTAATGTGATTCCTTCGGTGTCTTTATCACTAATTCTAACTTTAAAGTTAAAACCTCTCATGTATTTGGTAATAATATCTTTTACTTCTTCTACGGTGTCCCATTGAATACATCCTTCGTGTTCTTTAGAATAATCATTATCTACTAAGTAGTTAACAACTGTTCCACTTTGAAGTGTCAAAAATCCGTGAGCGTAACCTTTTGGAATATATACCGATTCACCTGAGGTTAAAACAAATGTTTCAAGTTTACCAAAGTCCTCACTTTCTTTATCCAAGTTAACAACAAAATCAATTATTTTTCCTTGGATAACCGATAAAAGTTTTGTTTGAGCCATTGGTTCATCTTGATAGTGTAGCCCACGAAAGACAAATATATCGTCGTTTATACTAATGTTTGATTGAACCCACTTGTCAGAAAGTTTAATTGGGGTAAAAGACCCACGATGGTCTTTAAAAACTGGTTGTAATAGTTGATAAGGTTTTTCCATGTGTAAAATATAATAAATTAATATTATTCAATCAACCGTATATTTATTTAGAAAACAATTATATATGAGAAACGCATTTTTTTTAAATATTACTGAAGAAGAAAAACAATCAATACAAGATAGACATAGAAGTCAGTATGATGGATATGTTAGTCGTGGGTTTAACACACCAAAAGAACAAATCCTTAACGTGGAAAATTTGGCGTTAGATGAAAAAGGAATTACTGTGTCTAATATGGGTGAAGTTAAAGAATATACAAACAAAGAAGTTAACCGAAAACTTAAAAAAGTTTGTGATGAGTGTAATGGTTTATATGAAGGTGAAATGTGTGAACAGTGTTCATCTATGAAAGAGGGAGAACAATGTGAGCAATGTGGAACTGAAATGAAAGAGGGTGAAACATGTGAGTGTGGAAAAGGATATACTATGGAAGAACTTGAGGAAAGTATTAAATTAAAATCAAAGGCTCCATTAGTACAAGAAAACATCAGTGAATCATTAAATTGGTTTAAGAGACTTTTGTAAAATGAACATCAAAGAAATAGTTGATTATTACTATAATCCAAAATCTGAAATACTACAGGTTAGTTTCAGATTAGAGGAAGATGGTGATGATGAAATTAGAGAACATGAATTTGAACTGGACTTTATTGAAAAGTCCGGTTTTTTCATTTTGGAAAACTATGATTATGAATCAAGTGATTTCCCAATTATATATGAAGAAGATACTGATGAACTTATAATTGACGAGGAAGCTTCAGATGAAAAAGAATATGAGGTTGATACAGATGAACTGACATCATTTATGGAAGAATATTATTCAAACAATCCAAAAAAAATTCCACCGTCCTTCTTGTTCTAAATTATCCACTTTTTTATTGGTGGAGTTATATTTATGTAATAATGATACACGACGTTGATTACATAATTTCCCTATTTCAAAAATTAACAACATCTGACAAAAACAGAGGTGATAAAAATGAACTTGGGGAACAAGACGCTGCGGCTGGCGGTGGTGGAGGTGCGACATCTAACACAAATAAAAGAGGTAGTAATTGGGATGAGTTATATGTTTTAACTCGTGGTAAAGCCAACATGTTAGGTAAGAAAGGTGAAAAATGGCAATCAGGTGTTAAACGTGGTGTTGGAAATCAAGTTTGGTAATATGGAAAATAAGAAAAAAGAATTATTAGAAAGAGTATTGTTGTTAATGAAATATAACAACGAAATGACGCTCACTGAAAATACTGAAATTGTTTCAGAACAAACCTTCAAACCCAAAAGTCCTGCAGAAATAGAAAATGAGAAAGCACTTGAAGCTAGCCAGGGAATAATAAGAAAAGGACTTGCGGCGGATGATTATAAAACAGGGAACGATTACTGTAATAGAGGTACTGTTAAAGATTTACAATGGGAACCTAACAATTTAGATGGTAATGAAACTTACAAAGGAAAAAAAGGATATTGTCGTCTTTCAGATTCTAAACAAAGAAATTTAGCACAATCATTAGGAACAGGTTACGGTGGTGAATGGAATATACCAACCTTTATAGTTAAAACACAAGATGAATGGTATGCAGTTTTTGCAGTGTGGTTGGCTGAAATGGTTGAAGTATGGAAATTCACTAACTTATATTTGAATAAATCGGGATATGAAGGTGGTTGTGAAAAAAACAAATTATCGGTAAATTATAATGGGAAAGAAATGTCTCTTCAAGATTTAATATCACGTTATTTACCTGATATTAAATCTGGTAAACTTACAAAAGCAATTAATGAACAAAGTACTGAACCAAGATTTGATGGGACTGAACTACAAAAAAGAGCAATAGCTTGCGGATGGAAAAAATCAACTGTTAATGGAGTTATTGCGGACACTTACGGATATGAAAAGTCTGGATGGGAATGTCCTAAGACTGGTGATATAAAAACTAACACAGGGAATGCTCCTCAAAAACATATATATAAATTTTTGTGTTATAATCAAGATTTAGCGGTATATAAACCGTTTTATAAAATAAATTATGGAAAATTGACATCAAGTGCTGGTAGATTGTCTAGAACATCAATTAATAGATATACCGGTTATATTCCGTCTTACGCTGAAGTAATTAAAGCGTATGGTTTTGGTGGTAATGTTAAAAATATTATAACCGCCTTATCTGCGGCTAAAAAAGACGACTTTTTTATTGGAGCGACAAATGTAAAAGATGGTAAGGCGGTTGGTTCAGTAAGTACGGCTAACGCAGGTGATGTTCACGACGTACTTTCATTATTACAAATTGTAAGTTTAATGATACCTGTTGTTGGCCCGTTTGTTTCTTTAGGTTTGGGGATTGTTGACAGTGGAGTATATTACGCTCAAGGAGAAAAAAATATGGCAGCATTAACTTTAGGTTTAAGTATTTTATTTGATTTACCAATTCTAAAGGCCGGATTTGGAAATATTGGAAAACAAGCAATAAGTAATTTGACTGACGAGGAAATAGTTCAAATGTCAAAAGCTCTTTTAGAAAATAACACTAAAAATTTACCTGAAAATTTAGATGTAATCCTTAAAGAGCTCGAAACTGAAATGGGAAAAAATCCTGCAGTCCGTCAACAATACGAACAAGTGGTTAAAGAAAAGTCAAAAGAAATATTAGGTAATAAACAAATAGTTAATAATTTATCACCAAATTCTAAAGCAGCATTAAACCAAGCGGCTAAAGGTCAATTAGCGGATAAAGTATTTACTGCAGGTACTATTGGTGCGGGATTACCTCTTGCGGCAAAAGGAGGTTATGAAACTTTTAAACCTTTAATTAGAGGAAACATTAGAACACAAGTTGAAGCTGAAGGGTATAAATGGGAAACTGTTAAACAACTGTTTGGTTCAAATGGTAGTGCTGAAGATAATAAAAAGTTATTAGATGCATGGGGTTTGAGATGGAGACCAGGACTTGAGGTACCTGAGGAATATCAAACTGAAACATATAAACAAAATAAAAAAAATGAAATAGAAAAATTAGCTCAAGAAATTTCAAAAAGTTTTGGTGTTGAAAATTCAGAAACTTTAAAATCAATTGAGCCCGAAAAATTGAAACCCTTAATGGGTGGATTAACAAATCCTAAAACAATTGCGGTAAGAGACTCGTTAGATAAAACATATGATGAATATGAACAATTTTTAGGTTCTGATGAGTAATAAATTAATTTTTCTTTACTAAAGAATATTTATAAAATAAAAAAAAGATTATGAAACAAGTTTTAAATGAAGAATTAGTTAGAATCCGAGAAATAATGGGATTTGATAGTTTTACTATTTATGAAAATACAAAATCAAAACAAGAAGAACTAATTTCTGAACAAGCTAATGTTTTTGCAGATTTAATACAAGGTGCTGCTGGTTTAGGTAAACAAGAATTTAAAGGACTAAGTGTAATAGATGATGCGGTAAGAGATGCTACTGAAAATTTATCTAAAACGTCAAAATATGTTAAAAAAACATATAATACATTGGAAGATTTTGCAGATGCAATCGCTAGAAAAGAAATTGCAAAAGAAGTTGCTGAAGATATTGCGGAAACAATTATGAAAAATATACTTTCTACACCCGAAGGTGTGGAACTTGTAAGTAAAACTTGGTTTAGTGATAATGTTGCAAAATCATTACAAAAAACTTTTAATAAAATTGATAGTGGAGAGGTTTTACCTCCAAACTTAGCAATAAAGGCAAATCAAGATTTTCAGTCGACTTTAAAAACAATCAATACTGGTGATAGTAATGTTGATAACGCTTTAAGAACTGAATTGGAGATTAAATATGGTCAACAATTTGCAGAGTCGGCCGCTGAAGGAGAACGTGTAATTAAAGCCGCTAAAGAATTAGAACAAGAATACCAATCTATAAGAGAAGAGGCTAAGAATTTTATAAATAAACAAGAAGGTATAAGAGTTAAAAGAACTGCTGATTTTTTTGGGACATATGAAAAAAGAGCAAAAGAACTTATTAACACAAAAGGTGAATATCAAGCTAGAAAATTTTTAATTGATAATTTACAAAAACCCACAATTGTTTCTCGTATAAAAAATTTATTTAAAGGTTCATCTATTGGAAAATTCTTCGATAAATTATTTAGTAAAAAAGGGGTTATATGGGTTTTATCAGGTTCAGCAATTACATTTATTTTAGGTGTGGTCTATTATCTTTTATCTATAGCTGGAGAGGCTAAGGATACATTACAAGGGGATACGTATACAAAACTTATGAAAATTTATCCTATTATAGAAAACGCCGATAAAAAATTATTAAATACATTTATATCTGATGCGAGTTCTGAAGATATTAATAATTTGTTACTTAAAAAAGAAGGGTACTCATTGAAATATCGTGATGAAAGTAATGATGTTCTTGGTGATGTACAAATACTTAACATAGTGACTCCATCAATAACTTATGACTATACTTTAGTAAAAGATACCGGAGCAATTGATTCCAAAAAAACAGATACTAAAAGTGGTGAGGTTGAAACAACTGTAACACCTGTATCAACTCTTACTAATGATGTTATTCAAAAAGTTAAAAATGATTTTACAACATTATACGGTGATGGTGTACCTAAAATTAAAAACATTGATGTTATTGATGAAAAAAATGTAACAGTAACATTTGAAGATGGTTCAGTATATCCTTATGATAAAAATTCAGGAACATGGAAATAAAAAAATATATAGTCGAATCTAAACCTCAGGTTGGTAACACCAAACCTGAACTTATTGGTAGTAAACCTAAAGATATATCTGAAGATAATAAAGATAAACCTGTAGTTGGAGGTGGTAAGCCTGTAGTTGGAGGTGGTAAGCCTGTAGTTGGAGGTGGTAAGCCTGTAGTTGGTAGTGAAAAACCTAAAGTTGGTGGTGGTAAGGATAAAAAAGATTCTGGTAATAAAGATAAAAAAGATTCTGGTTCTAAGGATAAAAAAGATACTGAAACTAAAAAAGTTGAATTCCCAATTAATACTATTGATAGGTCAAATAAATTCAGAAAATGGTTAAAAAGTTTTCGTTATGGTTTTTTTAGCAAAAAAAATATTAAAGATATTATTTCAGATATAAAAGATGATGCTGATTCTATCAAAATTGCTTGGGAAGAATATGGTAATGAGTTTATCCAATTCTTACTTAATTCGCCTAACTCGGCTTTACAATCGTTAGGTAAACAAATTAAAGATGAAAACGAAAATTGGTTAAAGACAGGTGAAGGGGTTGACGTTAGTTTTGAAAAAGCAATTGAGTCAGAAAAAAGAAAATGTGAGTCTTGGACTTTAGGTAATTTATTTGAAAAAAAATATAGAAGAGAAGGTGTTGAAACATTAAATCAAAAAACTAGAGAATTTATTGAATGGTCAGGTGAACAAGGTTGGTATGGTAATTTAGTACCATCTGATTTTTGTGGTTTTGATGCTAATGATATTAATTGGGATGAAAATGTTTGGATGGATGAAGATGGTAAAGTACATCAAATTTACCAACACCCAATTGTTAGATTATTGTCGTTACATAAAGTTTGGATGAGAGACGAACTTACTCGTGTTGATAGAAAAAGTGATTTATTTACTAAGTTTTTAAAAGATAGTGGTGAAGAAGTTACACCATATATTTCAGGTGGTAGAAGTGAAGAAGGAAAAACTAAAAATGTTAGACCTTCAGATACACCAGCTGACTCAAGTGCTGAAGTAATTTTATCAGCAGGTGCTAATAGAAATTTATGTGTTAATTTAAGAAATGCTTTAAAATCATCTTTCAGTAGAAGTGAAACAGTTCAAAAGGCTATTCAAATGTGTAATTCAAAAAATACAAATTGGTTAAAGACGGATTTGGAAAGTAGAGTTAAAACTAAATTAAGAGTGTTCCAAGAAGGTAAAATGATTAAAGAAAATATTCAAACCAAATTAAAATCAAAGAAAAATGAAAAAACTTTAATTTCATTATCTGAAGATTTTCAAAAACAAAACTTCAAAAAATTCTTTGACGGACTTAATAAATTCAGAAAAACTAAAAATTTAAACGAAGCAACAAACGCAGAATTTGAAAAATCATTTGATGTTATTTTCCAAGGAAAAGAAACTGAATTTAAAAATAGAGCAATTGAGTATATTTTAAACAAACTACAAGTACAACCAACATCAGAAATGGGAAAGAACATAAAATCTGAATTAGAAAAAGTTTCAGCTAAAGATATGTTTAAAAACGAATATGATGTTCCTGAGGCTATAGCAACTGCGGTTACAAAATCTGCACAATCATCTTCAAAAGAAGAAGAAGGATTAAAAGGTATTGTATCTCAGTCAATTAAGTTTGATGATAAACAACTTAAGCAAGGTGTGAGACAACATCTACAAAATTATATTGAAGGTGTTAAAACAGATATCAAGTCACTTGAAGAAAAAATTAAAAAATCAATTATTGAAAAATAATTAGAAACTTTTTTGGAATTCAATCCAAATTTTCTGTAAAGACTGACCCACAGAATCCGAAAATATAGTAGGTTCTGTGGGTTTTTTCATTAACTTCATATTAGTCTCACTCAACAACTTGTCCCCTTTCTTCGAATTACACGTTATACAACACGTAACTAAGTTATCCCATGTATTACCCCCACCTTTTGATTTAGGGATAATATGGTCGATTGTAAGGTCTTTTTTACTACCACAATAAACACACGCATTATTGTCACGTCTCATGATTCTATGACGATTAACACGAATTCTTCTTCTGTTAAAAGAAACGTAATTTAAAAGACGAATAATTAATGGTCTAACAAATTTCATAACACCGCATATAACTGGTTCTTCAGATGATTTAACAATCTCTGCCTTTCCTTTATAGACTAAATTAAACCCACGATTAAACGATGTTACATTTAAGGGACTATAATCTGAATTAAGAACCAATATTCCACTCATAATCACAAATATATTAATAAAAATTTATTGAGACAAATTGAATTTTCCAATAAGTATTATTATACTTAAATTGTTATGTCGGAAAACAAAATACAAATATCTGAAAAATATAGAAATGATGTTAAAGGGTTAACTCATGATAAACTTATACTAGTTCCTTTAGAGGTATTAGAAAGTTTACATGATTTTTATACATGGAAAGAATTTATTTCAAATCCAAACTTTATTGAGGAAAAATCATCTTCTATAATTGAAAAATACGATAGAGTTAAATTTTCGTTTGATGACGCTTGGGATAATTATAGTGGAACACATTTTGGATATTAATTATGTATTGTATTGTTAAGTATATTAAGGTAGATAAGAAAGAACTACCTGTTATTATTTTAAATTCTCAGGATGAAATTTTAGAATTTGATGATGAGAATAAAGCAGAAGAATTTAAATCAATTCTTCAGTTGAATTCTGACTCAGGTTACAGATACGTTGTCAAGAAAATTTGATGTCGTCACAAATTTTGTCTATATTTGTGACAAATAATTGCCTTCGTAGCTCAGTAGGATAGAGCAACAGATTTCTAATCTGTGGGTCAGGGGTTCGAATCCCTTCGGGGGTACCACATTAAAAAAAGGGTTAATATTGACCCTTTTTTTATTTTTTAAACTATTTATAAATCAGTTACATAAATTTTAAAGAAAGAAAAGGTGAAGGAACTATTACCAACGATTATTACCTCAGTTACATCAATTGTTATAGCATTAATAACTGCTGGGTTTTTCAATATGATGAAGGAAAAGAGAGCAAAGCAAAGTTCAAGAAACAAACTTTCTCAACAAATCGAAACAGATGAAATTGTTCACTCTACTTTAAGAGAAATTAGAAGAAAATATAATGCGGATAGAATATATGTTATTCAATTTCACAATGGTGGTAATTTCTATACATCATCAGCAATGCAAAAAGCGTCTGTGACATATGAAAGATGTTCAGATGGTCTTGAAAGAATAACTGAAAAAATACAAAACGTGTTTGTAAGCCATTACAATTGGTTAATTAAACAAACTATGGATGACGGATTGTTTATTCATGATTGTAATCTTATCCCTGATATTGCAACAAGAGCTTTAATTAAAAAGTTTGGAACACAATCTATGGTTTCATTACCAATTATGGACAAAGAAAATCATTTAATAGCTCTTCTTTGTATGGATTGGGTGTTCAGTGAACATGTTGAGGTATATTGTGAAAATGAGGAGTTTACAAAGAATTTTAGAGAGGACTTCAAAAAAGACACTCAGTCGGTTAGAAACTTTTTGATTTAATAATCTAAATCAAAGTTTGGGTTACTAGCCGTATTACCAACCCATCCTGCGGTATCTATTTCATAAAAATATTCGGTATTATATTCTAAATCTTCATTTGTCTCAACTTCTATTGCCATTGGTGAGGCATATACTAATATAGTTTCATTTGTATTTTCATAATCTGTGATTGTGTCAGAGTCAATTTTGTCATATCTGTTAAGTTCAAGAATTTCTGATTTTAATTCTTCATTAATACTAAAATAAATGTCTAATTTTATTTCGTAAGCGTCGCTTTTTTGTTGTTCACCTGTGCCACCACAGTCATAACAATCTTCATGACCGCTACCCCCACAGGAATCACAATCAAGTTTACCACGACCATCACAATTTGAACATGTTTCACCTTCGTCGTCTTCACCTTCACCACCACATTCATCACAATCTACTTCACCTGAACTATCACATTCACTACAACTAATCTCACCATCACCACCACAGTAATCACAGCTTTCCTGAACTTCAGTATCAAATACAGTGGCAATTGCGTAGGTAAATCTTTCATTGTCTAATTTCCATAATATTGATTCAAATTCTTTTTCACCATTATTAATGGCGTTGATTAAAAATACCAATTTAACAAAATCCCATCCTTCTAACACGGACATCATTTGTCGATACGGGCCTTTACGGTCATTTAATTTTCTCGATATTTGTGAGACATTTGTATCTTTAATGGATAAAGATAACTTTTTGGCAATTTGAATTAATTTATTGTTTTCCATAATATTTATAAATATACCATTTTTATAATGAATAAAAAACAATTACACGAGCAATCATTAAAAGAACTACGTAAGTTAGAATATATCTTTGAAGAAGAATCAATTGCTCGTCCTGTGGCATCAAGTGTTAAAAATTATTTGGAGGGATTAGGTTATGAAACAAAATCAACCATGGCTGAGGTCGGAGATTTAACCCCTCAATTTGGTGATGTTTTGAAAAAGGCCGCGGCAACTTTAAAACAAGAATTGCCTCATTTAAAGATTAAATTTGGTTCAGGTAGAGATAGGTTCCACAAAGATTACCCAAATAGTAGACATAATAAAGGAAACGCTATTGATGTCGTTTTTAAAGGTGTTGATAAGAAAGATAATGAAGAATTAAATAATATTTCAACAGTACTTTGTGCGTTAAGAAAAAAATATCCAGGTTTTACATTTATTGATGAGTACAGACGACCAAGTAAATTTTCTACAGGTGTCCACTATCATTTATCTTGGTCTGAAAGTGGAAAAGATGAAGGTCACGGTACTCCTGAATTTTGTTCATCAGTTAAAGATTTAGATTTAGACCATATTGATTTTGATAAAATTGAGTCAAAAATACCAGCACAAGAACCAAGTAAACTTGATAAATTTTTAGATTATGTTGGTCTTGGTGACTTATCAGATGCAAAGGTTGGTGATAAAGAAAGTCAAAAAGGATTAGTGGATAAAGCAAAGGAACTTTTTTCTGATGATGATGTGAAAGACGATGATAATGGGTTTGAAATATTCGGATATAAATTAGATGATATTTTAGATAAAGTTAAAAGTGTTATTCCACAATTTGAATCCGAAGAAAAGAAAAAGAATATTTTAGAAGATATTGAAAGAATTAAATCAAAAATGATAAAATAAAAAAAAGGGACTGAAAAGTCCCTTTTTAATTGGTGGAGATGCGGCGACTCGAACGCCGGTCCAAATATGTCGACCATAAAACACTACACGTTTAGGTCATTGTTTTTCTAAACAATCCGAAACTTCACAATTCCCTTATTTTATAGTGGTTCGGTTTACTGAGAACTAATCCTCCACTTTGTTCCTTTTCGGATAGAAACCACACCACAGTACAAGCTTCTGTTGCAAGGTTATATGCTCACCGACCCCGTTGTATACTAATCTTAGATTAGGCTACAGTTACTTCTTCAGTACGGATTAAACCGAGTGTAGAAAGTTTTGCAATTGTGTTGCCGTTTGTGTTTTAAACCAGTTTTACAGGGTTAGTTTAGCCCCGACGTGCGTTTTATGACAGATTCATACCTGTCAAATCCAAAAACATCCCCATATACTCAAAGAACTATGTTACAAAGATATAAATATATTCTTCTTTTACCAAGTATTTATTAAAAAAAAGTTTAATGAGTCAACTTTATCAGGCATTAAAAGATTTTACGGAAGATTTAGTTACCGCAAATTTTGTTAGGTACGAAGACGATGAAGATATTTTACGTATTACAAGAATAAATGAAAAAAATCTTGGTAAATCTTTGGTTTATTTAACATTTGATACTGAGGATTATGTTGACCTTTTTACTAGAAATAATGATGAAACTAATAACGGTTATTTAATTAGAGTCGCTTTCCAAGGGGGGTA